CGCAATGTTCCCGGCGGTGCAGGGGCCCAAATCCAGATTATGCCAACTCCTCCTGGTTTCACAATTCCCACGTTTGTTGATCCAGAAATGTTTAATGAGTTCTCCTACCCTCCTCTTTGTCAAAATGAGGTTCGAGCAACCATTCAACGAATTTTTAGAAACGAGCAGGATCTACAAAATTTAATGACATTGTATTGCAAGGAATGCAAACAAATTTACCAAAATTGCACTTGTGCAAACGGGCCTCAAACTAAAGCCGCCGAATTATTCAACAATGCACGCCAAGGCAGAGATGAATTACGAAGTTTGAGGTACGGTGGTGAGATTAACACTAGTCTCCCTGTTGGTTCAAGTTTTTGTATTCCACACAAAGGCAACCTTGTCACTCGTCTCGTGTCTAAAGTTTTCCATTTAGACCAAATTCTGACCGTTAGTCGATCATTCGAAGTTCAGGATCTTAGACCAAATAGTGATAAGCATATTGCAGTGTCAAATACACGTTTTGTAGTAATCCAAATAAGTGATCTGGTGCTTCGTTTCTCATGGAATGGAGCTCAACACAATTACACCCTACCAACTTTTTTATCCAGGGTGAATGGTCTCGGTTTCCGGGACCTTGTAGTATCAGAGGAGCTGATGCGGAATAGACGAAAAGCAATCTTTAATAAAGAGCCTTCTGAGGTTATCACAATGCAGATCGAAAATTCCCTCTCAGTTCCTTGTCAGGACCCCTGTTTCCTGACCAACGGCATTAATCCCCTTCGTGATTCAGCCTTCTTTTTGAAGTGCTTAGTCACCAATGTGATTAGTCCAAATTCGCCTTTTTAAAGGCCCCACTGCCTCGGCTCTATATGAGAGGGTACAGGGTTGAAGAATGGAATCAAAAACAAATAGAGAAGAATTTTGCTCTTCCTTTGCGTTCTGATTTCGAATTCAAAATAGTAAAGAAGGCACCACCTTATTTCGAAACGATGGTGTCAACTTCCCTCCCTGTGTTTCTTGCAGATGCCTCCGGGTGTCGACCTGATCATAAAGATAAGCTGAGTGTGCTTGTGGGGTCAATAAAAAGGCTAGCAGTGGCCACCCCAAATCTCCCAAATAGAACAATGCGGAAAATACTACGTTTTCAGAGGAGATACATATTCCCAGATTTCAAACCATTAGAAACTTTAGAAAATGTGAATACTCTAGATTGGATTAACAATGTTAACCAGTCAGAGAGAAGGAAAAATGAACTGAGAGAAGCCTTTGACGTTCTCCAAAAAGAGGGACTTGTTCAGTCCCAAGTTATGGACCTGGAATGGTCCAACCCTGTCGTTGCTGACAGTTTCATTAAAGATGAGTCTTATGATGAAGAAAAAGCCTTGAGATGGATCAACTCTTCACTGGATACAGTGAAAGTTGTGTTTGGTCCAAAAGCTGATGCATGTATGCATGTCCTAGTTGAACATCCTGATTTTATAAAAACTGTGCCCGTTAGAGAAAGAGCGAAAGTCATCTTTAATGATCTCGGTGGTATAGAATCTGTGGTTCAGTCAACTGATGCAACCTCTATGGAGGATCACTATGCCTTTCAGCCTGGTCCAGCGCCACATGCTCCCATGCACTTAATTTCAAATGATTTTATGTTGCATTTGTGTGGTTCACTTCCTGTCCCTTTGGATCTCAAGAAATCCCTTTTTCACGTCTTTCAAAAGACAACACCATGCACGCCCCTTTCTTGGCTGTGTGGGATGTTATTAATGACTCTCAGCAACTACGTTCTTTCTTTTCAAATATCATTGATGGATATCGGAAACTGAAGATGAGAAATTTTGGTCATGTTATGGTTAATGCCATCCTTTGTTCAGGTGAGATGAATACTTCTTTTAAGAATGGTGCCACTATGCGCACCATGGTGAAGTATGCTACTTACGACATTGCGAAAACAAAATTTTCTTTTTCAAAAGAATCAGGGGAGTTGAAGAAGCTTGTGAATCTCACGATGAGCAAGCATGAAGGTGATGATAGTATCGCTGTGCATCCTCAGGGGTGTAGACCTGATACTGATTGGTGGGTTAAGAATGGTTGGGTTATCAAAGTCGAGTTCATCGGCAAAGCTAGTGAAGCTAGTTTTTGTGGACTTGTATTTGATGATTTTGATCTGGTGTCTGTACCGGACATCAGAGCCACTCTTGCAAAGTTTGGTTGGACCAGTCGAAACTATGCTCGTTCTGGGCATGGGTGCTTGATGTCTCTTTTAAGAGCAAAAGCATTGAGTCTGGCCTGTGAATATGGAAATGTACCTATTTTGGGTCCATTTGCACATAGACTACTTTTTCTCACAAAACACGTCACTATCCGTAAATCTGTGATCCAACAAATGGACGCCTATTCTAGGGCTAAGTTTGTAGACCTTATAAAAACAAAAGCTTGGATGATCCCTCCTGATATTAGGAGTGGAACACGAGCGCTTGTTGATCGATTGCAGGGTATTACGCCCAACCTTCAGTTGAAGATGGAACATCATCTTTCAACCATAGGTCTGGGTTCTTTTTCTCTCCCTGGTTTGGACTTCAGTCCTTCCACTATTCATAACATGTCCCGTTGTCACTCCAATGTTGAAGTGCCTAGATGTTTGAATATCGCTAGTAGGAAATTGTTGTGTAGTTACATCAACAACAAATTTCAGAGTGAAATATCCTTGTCTCCGTCAAAGATGAGGTACATGTCTGAAACCATGATCCATTTGGGTCTTGGTCACTACTAGTTTCTAGGATTAACGCATTCCTATTTGAATTTGTGTTACTGGGCCTCTAAATCTGTTATAGGAAAAACAGTGCCCTTTTGAGTGAAATATTCCCCTTCCACGGAAGTGATTAAAATTAAAAATGTTCTTTTATTTGTAGTGTCAGCTAGGCTTTAGGCGGTCTAGTGGTGTAAAGTTAGTCTATCTATTATCTGTTGAGTCTACCTAAGATGTCAATGGGC